TCATACTTGCTCCATCTGAATGCCAAGCATATCGTAATGAACATACTTGTAGCCATTGCTATCAGTAACAACAGCTTGCGGCATGATTTGCTCAACTTCGTCAGCCATAACTCCACGATAACGACCAGAACCAGATTTATGTTTAAACTCTGGTTTGTATTCAAATTCGTAAATATTTAATCCATTAGGCAGTAATCCAATGAGTTCAATGTTTTCTTTAACACGAATATCGGATGAAGTTGAATTACTCATAGCGTTATATAAACCTAATCCTGCAATACCAGCGGTTCCCAAACCTGCTGCTTGAGAAATAGCGCTTGGGGCTGCTTGATATTGTTGAACGGTTGAGGATTGTAATGGTAAACCACGCAACTGAGCATTCATAAATGCAAGCTGTTGTTGTGGATACTGTTGTGCCACAGCATAGTTTTGAATAGCTTGGTTGATGATTTGTTGTTGTTGAGCCTGTTGAGCTGCGCCGGCTGCAGTTTGTGCTTGTAATATGTTTTGCTGTGCGCCAAGTTGTTGACCGCCAATGTTGGCGAGCTGACCAGCACCTTGAATTCCTGCTTGTGCGCCCTGTAATCCAAGATTAGCCACATTAGTTGCTTGACCTTGAGCGTTTTGATAGGCTTGGCTATAAGCATTGCCAACCAATTGGTTTTGTGCCAGCATTTGATTCTGTTGATTTAATCCTTGTTGCAATGCTTCACGACTACCACCAAATGCACCAGCGCCAGTAGCGGCACCTTGTTCTTGAGCTGCTTGTTGTCCATATTGTTGATTTAACAACTGCATAGAAGGGGCAAGTGTATTTTGCAAATACGGATTCATGTACTGCGACATTGCATTAGGATTGGTCAATTGACTTTGTAAGTTTTGACCAGCACCTAAAGCTTGCACAGTGCCGGTTGCTGCGGCTCCCGTAGCAGAGTTATATTGACCGGGAACTTGAAGGTTTGCAATCCCTTGTTGTGCTTGTTGTTGTAAAGGACTAAATCCAGCTACATAGTCAGATGGATTTGTGCTATATGGTTGATACGGTTTAATTCCGGTAATTTGCACATTACCATTAGCATCGGTATTGGTATTAAATAGTTGTTGCTGCGTTGCACCCAACATTGTCTCAACATAAGGTTGAGCATAGTCTGGAATGTTGGTATTTTGAACAGTAGTTTGAGTAGGAGCGGTAGAAGCAGGAGCAGGAGAAGGTCCACCACCACCGCCATAAATCATTCCACCGCCAGCTTTTTTGCGAGTAACAGAATCACCAAGAGGCTCTCCCAGTGCATATAGTTGGCGACGTGAATAATTCATAATCTATCCTAATATCTTAGTAAATACTTTATCTGTCCATTTATAACCCAAATACTCAAACAATCTAGAATTGTCTAAATGTACCTTGGTGTGCATCACAATTCGATTAATACCAAACTGGCGAAGCACTTTTTCAGCATACTGAAATAACTTAATTCCTACCCTACCCTTGCGATAATCTTTTCTTACAAAATACAAATCCTCAAAAGCAGTAACGCAAGATCTGTAATGCATATGCCTACTAATGGTAAACACTATATAACCAACCAATTCACCATCTGCTCGGCAAGTAACACACCGCAACATTCTAGCTTTTGCTAAAGCTTGATATGCTTCAATATCAGGCTCTAACGGAAATTCTTTTGTGACACATAACTCTTCATAATGCAGAGGAAATAACTTTTCAAACTCTGGGAGGAACTGTAGTGCGTCTACATCCTCGTAGATTAGTTGTGTCATGCTGGTAAATATTTTTCCGCTTTAATCTGTTTAGCTTGAGTCTTACGCCCTGTTCGTGCATGGCGTACCTTATCCATCATTTTATATAAGTGCTTTGCACCAGCATCAGTAGAACCATTGCCTAAATGAGATACCACATCCGCTGGAACAACAAACTCACCATCAGCCAAACGTGCCTCTTGTTTGCCGCCAATCTTGGCTGGTATGTCATCAGACATTCCATCCCCCGGACCTTTAAGCAAACGACCGCCATCAGAGTAAGAACCTAAATCACTAATACCGCCACCTGATGCATAGTTTTGATTTGGTGTATTGTTAATTTTATTTAATGCAATCATTGCATTGTAATCGCCATTTTGAGCAGCAGATTTTACAGAAGCAGGATCAGATTGATAATCAGACATATACTTTTCAATCATATCCATATTAGATGAATTTGATTTTCCACCAGCAGCATAACCAGCGACCATTGGAGAGGTTGATCCCACATAACCGCCTGTATTTAACCCTGCAATACCGCCTTCTGCATATTGAGCGTGGTACAGAGGATTTGGGGGAACTACTACATCAGGTTGGTAATTATTAGGATCGTATTTAAACTTCTGTAAATTACCGCCAGTATAAATGGATCCGGGAGGAGTGTACGCTCCAGCAGGTTTAGCTGTCAATGAACTTAAAGTATTAGGTGCAGCAGCGGCTATCATTTGTGTTGTAGTTACTGGGGTAGAAGCGGCTATTGCAGACGGTGTTTGAGGAATTATATCTCCTGCAACACTTCCTGAAGTTAAACCAGATCCAGAGCTAACTGGTAATCCGGTTGCGGGATTAATTGCATCTGCTGCTGGAGCCAAGGCACCAGATAGTGCGCCACCAATTCCTCCCATAGTAGCAGTCGTTAGAGGATCCTTACCAGTAATGGCACCAGCCAGTGCGCCAGTTCCAGCTCCGGCTAAGGCTGTAGCGGCAGTTTCACTGGTTAATCCAGTAATACCTAATGAGCCACCTTCCATTAATTCTGGAGCCAATTCAGGGGCGGCTACGCCTGCGGCTACCATTAGCCCCATATCTAGTAAGTTACTGCCTCCGCCACCATTACTGCTCATATAGATTCCTTAGATAGAATTTTGCTCATTTTACCATTGTTTAAACGCTTGCACCACTAGAATTTACCCATTTAGTGCCGTTATACCAAATAGGTATACCAAGAGTAGTATCAAAATACATTTGTCCTATAGTTTCACCTACTGCGGGTCTGTTTGCGGTTGTGCCGTATCGAACCGTAGAAGTTGCCCTGCTAAAGTTGTCAATCTGCACAAAATATAAGCGCAGTGCGTTAAGTATTTGATTTTCAAAAGATTGATCGTACATCATCCCAGCCACAGGCAAGTTGGGTGCTTTTGTAGGAATAACAGTGGGTTCAATCATCTTCTTCCGTCCTGTTTTACGTCATAGCGGGTTGTACCGAGCTGCCACGCTGTTCCTATGGTGTCTGAATAGCATTTAAACGCCATTTGTCTGCCACGCAAACGGGTATAGACTTCACCGGTAAACTGTTGAATTGTGTATTCATTGGGGGTTACTGGCGCATAAACTTGTGAACTAACCACTTTATTTAAATCGGTAGAACCATATGCTGATCCGCTGTTTAAACGGGGATATAAAGCCATTGTAACTTGCGGATTGGCTACGTTAGACCCGTTAAAATTTACGTCCGGCAATAAACGCCATACAAAACCAAAGTGCTGACCAGAATTATTTTGATCTGAAGCCATAATTCCAAAATCGGAAGACTGAACATATGCGTATATTGGCTGTGTTTGAGAGGTAGCATTATCATCTACCCCGCTTTCGTGGAATAAAAGACGGCTATTGTAATCAGCCGCCACAGGATTGGATTCAATATTATTCTGAATCCATGCGCTTCTACCATTCATTGCCCAAGCTGTTCCTGTTCCTGTACCAGCCCCTGTAGCAATAAAATAGGTTCCTACATTATTATTTGGAGCGCCAATAGCCATGAAGTTCGTTGTGCCAGCGTTACTAATAACATACTGTTTACCAGTCACAAAAGATCCTGCTGCAACTTGCACTGTTTCAAAAGTTCCATAAGACCAAGCATTGTCTAAATAGTTATAGATGACATACTTGTCAATAGAATTGTTGATACTTTCGTTACTAACATAGAACCACCAAATTTCATTATATCCTTCGTTAGCGCCCGCAAACACTTGGAATGCTTGATTGATATTTAAATCATCAAATACATACTGACGCAAGGCTGAAGGCAAAGTATGAACAGTACCATCGTATTTGTAGAATTTGCTGGTTCCCATCCAATAAGTAATATTGTTAACAGTAACCATGCAATTTGGAGACATAACAGATATGTTATCCATCAAAAGCTGGAAAGACCATACATATGGATAGCCTACATACTGCATTGTGTAAAGTGCGGTATTCGTCCAAATTAAAATCTCTTGACGGGTTGCTCTAGCGCCCATAATGTATGAGCCATTACTTAGAGCAAACTCCCCAGATTGGTTGGTAACTTGCGGTATCCATTGATAAGCATTCGCTTGATCCGACCAGCGTACAAGCATAGGGTTAAAGGTAGCACTGTAAGTTCCACCATTGTAGGAGTTAGAGCCAAACGCAATGACGAATTCTTGAATAGCAGACGTGATAACTTGTAAAGTAGATACTGGTACATATTGTCCCGCATAAGATATATTGTAATTTCCACTAGATGCCGCTGTCGATGGAATAGATAAAGGAACAGAAGTAGAGCCAATTACATAAGAAGAAGAAACATAAGTTCCCGATGCAATACCTACCCCAGTTACATATGAGTAAGGGTAAATACCAGCAG